GAAACGCTTAATGCAGGTTCATAAGTATTATCATAGTTATAACATTCTACTAGTTTTCCTTTGACGACATACTCTAATTCAGGCACAGTTGTTTGGTCTTCATTGATAGTAGTAAGAGTAACTATATATGCAGTATCTAATAATCTATGGTTTGTTGACCAGTAAGGTAAAGTTCCTTCGTAATAATCATTCTGTCTTTTAAATCCATTAGCTGCTGCTTTAGTAACTAATAAATTTGCTGCCCTTTGGTCTGCTTTACCAGAATAAAAATGAAACTCCATATTGTAGGGATGCTGAATACTTCCCATCTGTTCGTGATAAAGACCTCTAGCATCTCTTGTTCCTGAAACTAATCCTGCATCTCCTTCTGTGATTTCTGTATATATTTGATTTAGCTCATATAACTCGGCTTCCAGTTCTAAAACTTGTTCTGATGCGTTGGCATTATCACTCTGTTCTAACTCTCGTATTGCTTTATTAAGTCCACTAATTTGAGCTAGTAGTGCAGTTGCTCCTCCAGGATAAGAGGTTCCTGCCCCACCTAAAGTATCTCCTTTGTCAGCTCTTCCATAACACTGCAATTGTGAATTGTCTTTATCATTGCCTGTAGACGCATTTCTCAAATCAAAATCTGCTTTATCTGTACAAATTAAAGGAGCACCCTCTATATAAATATTATAAATTCCGTGAATTTCTCCTTCTGATATTGCATAAGCCACATATACTTTTTTGGAATCATTTTTATCTGTGTCAGCAAAAATTGGTATACCATTTATTCTTTGAACACCATATACAATAGGTAAATGCTTTCCTTGTAAATTAACACTTAAATCAACTTCATTATCAACTTGATATTTTTCTTCTACAGTATAATATTTTCTTCCACCAAACCAACCTGCAGGGCCGCCTCTTCTCTTAGATTTCAGTTTAGAACGAGTTTCTGTTGTTTGATAAATTGCAATTTGATTTAATGTTGTTTCCGAGTGCATAAACCCTAAATCTGTTGCATACTCTGGTTTTATTGCCATATTTGGCTGAGGTCTAGATTTTCCGTCTAGCGCTCTATGTATCTCGTCACTTGTTATTCTTCCATTAATTTGATTGAAGTCTGCCCAGTGACTTGAAAGTGCCCATTTAACTCTTGAAGATGTTTCTCCCTCATTTAAGTTACATTTTGCAATTATACCTCTAAAAATAAGTATACTTGAGTTTCCTGCAAGGTCTCCTGTTTCAGGGTCAATAAATACTTTATGAATAAATACTTCTCTATTTAGAAAAGAAGGGTTTGTAAGTGTAGAAACTACTCTCTCATTTGTGATTGCACTTAATTCATCTGACTCTAAAGAAAGTGTTACTTGAGTATTTGAATCTGTTGGATAAGTAGTAGCGTCGTCTGTGTCATTACCTGTAGTAGCTAATGTTATGACTGTGTTGTTTGTTGTAAATCCTGTGATGATATAAGTGAGGGTAGAAACTCCAGTAGAAAAATTACCTGAACTTTTTGTAAACTTTATTTTGTCGCCTTCTCTAAAACCTTCTTCTACGAAGTCTACGGGCTCTCCTTTATAAATTTGTGTTGTTGCTGTAAAAGTAGCACTTGTAAATGTTCCTTGTAAAACAATCGAAGTTCCTAAATGCTCTCCTGCAAAAGTAAGAGACATATTTGTAGCTCTTGGTGTAGTTGTTTCTGAGTAACTACCTACGTTTAATATTCTATTTGCTCTATAAACTTGTGAGCCGTTTGAGTTTCCATCTTGGTCAGTTGAACCATCGTCAAAAGAAATATCACGAGGACCATCTGTATAGTATGCATATCTATTTGCATTTGTTCTAAATTTATCTGTTTCTGAGTCAGGCGCAAAAGGTCTCTCAAATTTTATAAGATGAGCATACTCAAAATCAGAATTACTGACTAGTATTTCTTCTATAGCTGTATTGACACTTTTCTTTGCCATTATGGTTGAGCCTCCTCTAAATTAAGACTAAATGTATATAAGTTATTTACTCCAAGAGAATACTCTTGAACATCTGAAGTTTGTACAACTCGAATTAATGGATTTGTATATGTAATTGCAGAGTTATCTGTAACATCTTTTTCGACTGGTGGAACGACATAAAGTCTTCTCTCATCACTAGAATCTAAAGCTGAATCACTGGACAATTTATTCGCACTTGTATGAACTCTTACAATTTGATATGCTTTTTTATGATTTGAATTTCCAGAATCTAAGAAATTTATCATATCCCCAGGACGTAATCCTCCAGTGACACTGTCCATTCCATCTATTAAAAAATTTGTATCCCCTGATGTTATACTACCCGAAACTGAAATTGTTCCACTCGTTGCCGTTCTCGGTGACGCGTACTGTGGTAGTGCAACAAAGAAAGGTTTTAAACGCCCTCTTTTTTCCAATAAAAAATTATATACAGGTTCAAATTGGTCACGAGTCATAGGATTATAAGTTATTTGTACTTTCCATCTATGAGCTACGATTGCTCTTGTAATTACTCTTCCGCTGTTTGTTCTACTGATTGCAGTTGGTTGCTCACTTGTAAACTTGACACTTTTAAATCCAGGACCTGTTACAGTTGTATTGGAAGTAGAACCATCCTCTGCTATACCAAAATTTGGATCAGGTAATCTGTTTGCAAAACTAGTAAATGTTGCCATTAGCTTTTACTCCCGTAAGCCATCGGGTCTACTTGTGTTAAAAAGTCTTCTCCGTTCTCATTGGCTGCTTCTCTTATCATTCTTATAATGTTTCCTCTTTGATTTACTAATAAGTCCTCTACTCCGGCTGCATCGACTGCATTGATTGTAAAGTTTACATTTGTTTCTCCGCCAAGTGCAAAGTTTGGTGTAATGTCTACTGGGTCTGCAGGAGTAATAATCTCAGGGCCTCTTTCTCCAACTACAACACCTTCTCCACCATTTGCGTAGCCTTTTCTACCCATAGCTGCTCCAGCCCCGCCGAGATTAGTTCCGTCTGTAGAACCTCCTCTTACGTAGTTAAGTTCTCCACCTGTAGCTTGTTGAGATACATCTACTGCTTTTGACCTAGAGCCTATTTGTAAAGCGGTGTTAGATGTTTCCGAAGTTTCTGCACCCCCTCCTTGATAGCTCATTTTTGCAATTAAAGCAACTTGAGCGGCTCCCATAGCTCCAATAGCTGCTGCAAGGATTCCTACTCCTACAGGGCCTATAAGTCCGGTTAAAGATAAAGCTCCTGCTACACCTGCAGCAGTTGAAATTATTGCTTGAGCGATCATTATTTTTTTATTTGTTTCAAATTCTTTCTTTTTTAGCTTTTCTTTCTGTGCTTCTAATTTTTTAAGATTTTGTATTGATTGTGCTGAGGCTCCATCTCTTTTCTTTTCGGCTGCTATAAGATTATCAATTTCTTTTATATTATTCTGCATATAAGCACTAAATACTGAAGATAAACCTGTAAGTGCGGAACTAATAGCTTCTGCAACAACAGCAACTGTAGCTGCGGCAGTTTCACTATAGTCTGTTTCCGTCTCATCTATTACCTTACCTGCCTCCAGTATACCGTCTATTACTTGTCGAGTAATAGATAGCATTGAAGCAGCAAAGTGTCCAAGAGCAGCAGGAAGCGTTCCTTGGTCTCCAAATGTTTCTGCTATTTTATTAGCAAAATTTACTAACTGAGTTTCCATTAGTCTTAACTGCAATGTTTCTTCTGTAAATAATGGATTGCCTTTTGCATCTGTAAGTTGCAGCATCTCTTGTATACCTTTCCCGGCTCCAAAAGCATTCATTAAATTGCTCATACCACTACCAACATTTGCATCATTAAAAGTTTTATCTACTATAGAGGCTAAGTTTACAGCAAATTTCTCTGTTTCTGATGCATAAGTTCCTGCTATTGTTTTTGCAGTAGTTACTGCTGCTTCTCCTAAGTTTGCTTGAGTTGTCTCAATCCCTATATTTGCTTCTCTTAGTTCATTTAGTTGTCCTTGAATATTTTTTTCTTCGGTCTTTTCCGCACTAGAAAGAGGAGTGCCCCCTAATCTTTTATTAGTAAGTTCTAATTTTCTAGCGAACACTTCGTTCATTGTTGCTTTATTTCTTTGTTTAATTACCTCTAATTGTTGGTCTGCTAGTTTGAATTGAAATAAAGCTAAAGAGGTCTCTGCTTGTATTCTTTCTTGCAAATTTTTATTTCTTAGTTCTTCTTGCTTTGATATTACACTAATTTCATCAGATATAGATAATTTTGTAGAGCCACTTGTATTTACTTTATCAATTATTGCTTGATTTTTTACTCTACTAGATAGCATTTTATTTAAGTTTTCTTGAACTTTTAAGAACTCTAAAGCTGCTTTGACTTTATCATTTTCTGCCCGTAACTCAACAGTAGCTAATCTCATTTGTTCTTTTGATTCTTCAGTTTGTAAGGCTTTCATAGAAGCAATAGCAGTTTGAACCATAGATATTTGTTCTGACTTTAAATTTAGTTCTTCTTCTCTGCCAACTATAGAATCCATAAGACTTAACTCTCTGACTCTTTCTTCTGTTAATCCTGTAGCAGTAACCTTTCTTTTGAAATCATTTTTTAAACCCTCTAATTCTAAATCTTTTCTCTTTTGTATAAGTTGTACTTGCATATCGATTGCAGTTTCTGAAAACTTTGTTAAAGAGTTTAACTGGGATTGAAGACCTGCAATTTCTTGTAATTCTGATTTTTGTTTTATAAGTAATTCTTGTTGTCTTGCATATGATAACTCTATTTGATCCAGTACTGATAATACATCCTGACTAGAAGCTGTTACTTTTCTTACTTCTTTTCCGTTTATAACTTGTAACTCAGTCATTTCGTGTAATGCATTTCTTTGATCTTGAGTTAATAAAGCCAGAACTGCACTATCATTAACAGTTTGATTTAATAATACTTGTCTCTCTTTTTCTGTTATAATTTGATCTTCTAGAGCGGTAGTTATTTGTTTAAAACTAGCTAAAGGTTTATCAACATCTGTTTTTACAATAAGAGAATCACTAAAAGCTCTTGCAGAATCTCTGGCGCCGTCTATCGCGGATTTTACATTTTTATAAGCATCCACTTCTTTTTTTGCTAATTCAAGAATTGCTAATTCTTCTTCTGAAGTATCGCCAAAAATACTAAAAGTATAATCTCCTATCATTTCAAGGAAAGCCGCTCTTTTAAATGCTTTTTCTAATTTTTTCATTTCGGAACTTATTCCGCTTTCTGAATCTCTTATAGTATCTAAAAGCTGGTTTATATTCTTTTGAATTTTTTCTTCTGCTGTTTTGCCAAATAAGTCTGAAACAGCTTCATTTATTCTTTGTACAATAAAACCTGTTTCATCTCTATATGTTTCAAATGCGTCTATTTGCTCTTGAAGAGCACTAGAAGCAGAAAGTATGGATTCTTTCATAGCGAGTACTGAATCGGTCATTCCTTCAAAATTATGTTCTTGGTCAAACTTTCTAAACTGCTCTTGGTTATGCTCCATTTGTTTTGTAAGAGTTTTAAAAGTTTCTGCAGTTTCTTTATTTGCATCTTTTAATTTACTTTGGGCTTCTCCAAAAAATCCAAACATTTTACTTAGTACAGTAACTATTGGAATAGCAATCATAAGAGCGGTAATATAAGGAGTTAACACCATCATAGTAGCTTGTAATTTAACCCCTAATATTGCTGCAGTACCTCCGAGTCTCATTAAAATTTTATCAAATCTAGTAAAAGAGATTCCCGCAGCTTTTGCTTTACTATCAGTTATTTCTATTTGTCTGCCTAAAGCTCCGAATCCTGCACTCATTCCTTTAAATTCAGCAGTAGCAGTAACAGAAGCTAAAGCATCTGCTTTTAATATATCTTTTTGATTTTTTAAGTCTACTAAATCTGCTAGACTACCTTTATCTGCTTTTATATCTGCAGGGTCTTGAAAAAGAGTTGCTCCAATTTTATTTCTTATTTTTAAATGAGCTTCAAGAACTTTCTTTTCTCTTTCTAAAAGTATTAGTTCTTGTTTTGTTAGGTCATTTGCTAAACGCTGTTTTCTGCCTTTTTTAGTAGTTAAATCATCAATTCTTAATTTTACTAGTTCTAATCTTTTTTCTCCTTGTATACTGGTATCTTGAAGTTGTTTTTCTAAAGCTCTAGAAGCTTTTCTTCCTCCTACAGCTAATTGTTGAGGTTTGCGGCTAAACCTTGCTTCTGCAGCTTCTGCAGCTCTTGTTTTTTCTTGTAGTCTATCATACTCCATTCCTTCTAACTGAAGTTGTTTTATTTTTGCTTTACTAAGTGAAGCAGACTCCATTGCTGCTTCTCTTGTTGCTGCGGCATTTGCTGCAATATTTAAAGTAAATGTACCAATTGCTGGGATAACCATTTTTGTTAACTGTAAAGCGACTATTAAAAATAGTTGTCCGAATAATACTTTATTTCCTGAAAGCATCTTAATTAAAGGTCCAAGTCCTCTATTAACAAGGCTTAATATATTTTGAGTCATATCAGAAAAAGTAGTTGCTAACTGAGCAAAGGGATCAATTTGTATAGATTCAAATGATTGGAATTTTGCTTGCCCTTGTTCTATTGCTTCATTTGCAAAAGCTTGTCTTTTTTGAAACTCAGTCAAATCTCCTACAGCTATTCCAAGTGAAGAAGCATATTTTGCTGCAGCTTCATTTACACGAACAAATAAACCAATTTCATCTAAAAGTTCAGGTTCGACTTTAATAACACCACGAAAGATTCTATCTAACGCATCAGGTAAATTACGACCTAAGGAAACCGCAGCATTTCTTGCTACTTCTCCTAATTCAAAAATTTGTTTGCTTTCAAAACCTGCACTAAGAGCTAGTGAGGTTGACCTGAGAGATGCGGCGAAATCCATACCAAAACCAGAGGCTTCTTGTAAATCTCTTGCAATTGAACGTATTGATTTTCCTGAAACAACCTCTAATCTTTCCATAGAAGATATTAAAGTATCTACTTGAGCTCCTCTAGAAAGAACTCCGAAAGCAGCACTAAGAGCAAAAACGTTAGCAGCTAGTAAGGCATAGGCTCTTACAAGTCCACCAGAACTTCCTCCACTCTCCATACCTTGTTGCATTTTGGAAAAGTTTTTAGTAACATTTGAAGACATGTTTGCAGTGCCGTGCAATCCTCTTCTAGCAGAAACATTGGTTTTATTTAACTGCTCATTTGATTTACTTACTTTATTTTGGGAGGCAAGGAGTTTGTCAAGCTCTTTTTTAGTGCCTGTTATATTTACTCCATTAACTTCAATAGTTATTTTATTGCTGCCTTTTGCCATTACTTATTTTTCATTCTATCCATTTCACTTTTTATTCTTTTTTGTGAACTTTGAATAGCTCTACTGTCTAACCACAGTATAGTATTAAATATAAATTCTATTTGGTAAGTTTCTACTTGATAATATTTTAATAAAAAATTAAAATTTGTAAAATCTTTTCCTATGTACCCTACATCAGGGTAAATTCTATCTCCTAGAGAATGAAATATATTGAAAGTAGTTATTACTACTTGAGGAAAATCTTCCCAATCAGGAGGACATTTTTCCCAGTCTATTTCTTGTCCAGTTTGCTCACACATCATGAGATACTGGTCTTTTGTCATTCCTATTTCAGAATTATTTAGATATACTTCCAGTCTCTTTTTTATTTTTTCCTGGTTCTCTAGTACGAAAGTTTTCTAAGTCAAAGACTACCTCATTGAGCCAGTTATCAAACTCAGAAGAGTTTTCTACAAGTACTATAGCGTTCTCTGAAGTATACTCCATTTCTTGTGCTAAATCTTGACCTTTTAAATCTACAAGAATTAAATCTTCTAAGTATGAAAGTTTTAAACCTTTCCAACCTTTTACAGTTGCTTCTGCAAACTCTTTTACAAATTTGTCATCATCTAACGATTCTTCAAAAGCTCTAGTTTTTCTATTAAACTTGTTTGTTGTACACTTTTTTCTTAAGTTTACTAATTCTTTTCTAGATAAATTCGCAAGTTCTACTTCAAACCCATCTAAGCCTGGGAATTCTACCCAAGTTGTTTTACTGTCTACCAGTAATGATTTTAAATCCATTTTATTTTTCTCCTAATATGTTATAATGGTTCCTAAATTTGCAGGACTATTAACTAATCGAAAGTCAAAAGTCTGCGTAAAAGCTTCAGCAACACTACTTCTTTTTGTAAACATACAACCTGTAAGATTGGCATTTAAAAAAGTACTACCATTTACTATGGTTTTTACTGCTACGTTTGCTGAAGTATCAAAAGATTGAAAAGTACTAGAATTATTACTTGTTAAATATTGTGTAATATTTCCGCTTACTACTCTATCTCCTAATGTATAAGTTGTCGGGTACATTGCATTACTTGCTGAAGTAACTGACAAACTATTTTGTAAAGTCTCAAAAGGAGTCCAATTGATATTGTTTTGCACTTGTAAAGTGGCGGTTGCTAGATTAGGTACATCTGTTGAATCTACCTCTACATCTAACAAAGATAAGGTGGGAGTTCTAGTCGAACTGGCGCCTACCAGTGAACCTGGAAGCGAATAGCTGGCATCTCCTACTCTACTCAATTGTTTTGCTTGTCCACTTACACTTAATATAAGTGGTGAGCCTTTTGCTAAATTAAACTCTCCTTGAGTTATTACGCACCCTTCTAATTTAAGAGTGCTTTCTCCTGTTACGATATACAAGTCAAAAGATTTTAATAATTGTTCTCCATTGCTTGTATCATAATCAGTTAAAAGACTTTTTACAATTGATTCATCTTTCTCTTGAGTTAGATGAACTGCAAAACTAAAGTTTGCAGGATTTGCTTTTGTTACGCTTGTTCCCTGAAACATCTTTGTTTGATCGTGCAAAGTCTTAACTTCGTATGCATCTTCCGCAAATGTTTGTGAGAACGACACTTCAGGAGTCGTCTTTAATAAGTAACGACTCCCGTTGTGTACGATGTGTACACTACTTTCTCGAAGTAGATTGTACGCTGTCATTGTTATACAGTATAGTCTGTTGCATAAGTAGAGTCTGAATGACTTGTTAAAGCTTTATATTTAACCGTCATTTCATCCCCTGTTAACAGGTCTGTACCTTGAGCAGCAAATTCAACGGTTGTTGATATAATATCTGCTGTTTCAATAGTAGGTATCTGTAAGTGAGCTTTTGGTAAATCAAATTCAACTACTGGAGTTGAAGAAGAACCACCGCCCATAAATAGACTCATGTCAAATGCATTATTAACTAAGTCTGTAGCTGCTGATAAGTCAGATAGTAACGAGTTAGAACCATTTGATTTAGTATCTAAATACATTGTTAAAGAACCACTTACTTGTCTAGCACCTGTAAAAGAACCTACTGGTACATCCACAAGACCTAAAGTTTCTGGTGTTACATAAGTAATATTATTAGCAATAGTTAGTGAGCCCCCTGTGATATTAATATCATAAGTAGTTGTACTATCTGATGCGCCAACTTCTAATATACCTGAAGCATTTTTTGCATGCGTTAAGCTTAGAGTTGATAGTTTATTTCTTAAGTAATCTGCATCATTAGGTGCAGTTGTGTCTACATAATTATATCCTTCTGTATAAGTTGCTGCTGTACTTGTTGACTGAGTTCCATCTGTACTAATTAAAGCTTTTGAAGGGTCTTCTATAACTGTTGATACTTGGTCAATAGTTGTAGCATTTCCTGACCATGTGATAGTAGCAATACCATCAATTGAAAAGTCAATTTCTGCTTGGTTTACTTGACACTCATTTAGTCTGTAAGTTGTATTTTCTAATGCGAAGAAAATAGACATTTTTAATAGTTCGTGATGGTCTGACCTTACAAAAGATACATCTGCATCTGTTGAATCACAAGTTACTGCAGTAGCTGAAGTTCCAGTATTTGAACCTCCAGTAATGTCTTTACCTGCAATAGCTGCCCATAAAATGTTTTCACACATATCCATTGTGCCAGATGATCTATGACTATCTGTACCATGCTTGTAAGGTCTTACGTAAGTACCGAAAGACCATTCTGCTGGTGGTAAAGAGTCATTAAATCTTTTTGAGCCTCTATTTGGCTCTGAACCTGCTTCACTAATTGTTATATCAGTAGCGTCACTTCCTTGTGAGAAACTATAACCGTCTAATACACCAATTTTGAATGTATTTGCGTCAGTTCCATTTCCTTTAAAAAGACCTGTTGGTAATCTACTTCCTTGAGCCGTAGTAGCAGAAACTCCTTGTACTACTGCTGCAAATCCAGTTCCATTTGGTGCTGCTGATTGAGTTACTGTATCATCGTTTGCATATCCTGTTCCTCTAAAGTTATTAGGAATTGCTATAGCGGTAACAGCTCCAGAGCCTCCAATAGCAGTAACTACTACTTTTAGTCCTGAACCACTACCACTTGTTGTACCCATAGTAATTACATCACCAACAACGTGTCCTGAACCTGCGGTAAATCCGTCTAAGTTTAGTACTGAACCACCACTTGTGTGTACTCCATTACCTGTTGAGACAAATACCGAGGTATTTCTTGATAGATTTAAAGCCATTTTGCTTATCTCCTATATTTACTTTGGAAAGGGTTCAGCTAGAATTTTCTGCTTTACCTGTTTCCTAATATCGTACTTCAACTACCATTTCGCCTATGCCTAAAGGAGATATAACTCCCTCATCTGTACCTATCGATTGAATAGTTATAGATGTTGTTTGTAGGTTTGGCGATACAGTATCGTCATACACTAGTATGTCATTATCATCGATTACTCTTTCGATATCTTCGAGTAATAACGACAAAATTTCTTGAGGGTCATTTGCATCTTCTACATATGCCCTGATTGTTACTGTTAAAAATCTCCATTTAAATCCTCCAGGCTGATATTGTCGTATTTCATCGCCTGCTACAACACATACTTTTGGGTATTGTTGTATTTCATCTAAAAATACTAAATGTGAGTCAGCATTTTGAAAGATGTTTGAATTAAAAGGATGATTCCCATCAATTTCTTTAAATTTGTTAACAAGAGCTTCGGCTATTTTTTTTCTTTGTGTTCTGTATGCCATTATACTCTCCTAAGTGTAAATTTTTTCTCGGTATACTTCAATGCTAGATTTCTTATGCTTTTAGCTATTAAAGGTTTTGGATTATATCCCGAAGGCCATTGTTTGCTACCTAAATTTTCAAAAGTTGAGTAAACTCCTCTTTTATTTTTACTTTGTCCCCCGCCTGTTAAAGTATAAGTATATTCACCTGTTAATGTTTTTCCTGTATCTCTTAAACTTAAAAGTCTAGCGCTATTTGAAAATTGTCCTGTTCTATTTATTAGTGCAGGTCTTCCCATGTTTCTTCTAACTTCTGCACCTAAACTTCTATTAATATTATATTTAATTTTATTAAGAGAAAGAGCTTCATCATCAGTTGATTTACCTATAGAAGCGGTTGTTAGTATTTTATTTTGAGCTTCTAATTGTTTTGCAATTACAGTAGCTCCTGTTCCAACTTTTCTTGCTTTAGTAGTTATTTTTTGAGTATCAACAGATGTTTTTACTCTTGTTTTTCCTTTAGTTGTTTTTTTATAAGTTCTTTTCTTTTTACCTACTCCAGCTTCTACTAACTGCTCTCCTAATTCTTTTCCAATGCTTTTAGACCCTGTAATACTAGTAATGTCTGCTTCGCCTAGTGCTTTCGCTAAGTCGGAGGTCATTCCTTGAGCAGTTCCAGATACTAAAGCTTTTCTCATTGCTCCTAGTGTTTTCTGTTTAACTCCTTTGATATCTTTGTTTAAGTCTTCTGTTTCAATTTGATATCTTGCAAGAGTTCCATCATTTAATTTTAAGTCTAATTGTTTTAAGTGGCTTATATCTATGTGGCCATCTTTTTTCATATTCTTTAATTTAGCAACTATTTGTTTATTTTCTAAATCATTTTTCTTTTCTGCTTGAGAAATAACATGCCCTACAGCTCTTAATTTTCTTAGTCTTTCAGCTGTTATTTGTTGTTTTCTGTAGAAAACTGTATTTGCTTCTCCTTTTGCTTCTAATTCTAATAATCCGCTTTGTATTGCCATTATTGTTAAAGAAATAGAAACATTAATAGGCTCCATTGTTTTATGTCCTATATTCCACTGCGTAGGTAGTGCAGACCCTGCTCTTTTTAAATGTCCTGCTAATTGGGCTAATGCAGAACTTAGTTGTTTTTGGGTTGCTTCTCCTGTTAGCCTTTTATATGCTTTCATTACTTCAGGGTCATTACTTAATCCTGTTGCAGCAAGAGAGTCATTTAACTCTCTAAAAAATCCTTCACTTCCTTCTAACCTACCTAGTTGAACATTTCTAAGTTGTTTTCCTAAATCTGTTGCAGTTTTTCCTATATTTTTTGCTTGTTCCTGGACTAGTTTTTCATAACTTATTCCAGTATTTTTATCTCTAGATAAGTACTTGAACTTAAATTTATCTGCCATTACTTATGAATTTTATAAAAATCCAATATACGTTTAATATGGTCAGGAAAACCTATGTTTTCTCTCAAACTTGTTGATACAGGATTTTGTATCTGTGCACCTGAAATGGTTAAGTTTTGTTTTCTTTCGTCTTTTAAATAGTACTTAACTAAATCAAAACATGCTAGTTTTAAATCTTCCGGTGTTGCTGAATATCCTGACTTGTATACTACTTTTACTGCTTTTCTTCCTTGTGGAAACATTTTGTCTCCTGTTGCAGTAGTTCTAAATATAGTATCTGCATTATAATCTACTACGTAGTCATACTTTCCGCTTGAGTCTGAATTTTCAAATATTAGAGTCGTATATGAGTCTGATTGATTCTTTCTTTCTTCAACTGAAGTCACGCTCACGATTGGACTCTCATCGAGTATTATTGCATTAGTGTATTTATCCTTAATATCGTAATATTCGGTCTTGTCACTAGAATAATAGTCTATAAAACTTGTGCCGCAATATGTTTTTACTGCTTGGCTGATAGCAGGTATGATGACATTAATCTTCGCATTCTCACTTTCTCCAGTAAGTCCAGCGAAGTTTTTGTATTCTCTTAATGTTATTAAATCTGCCATAATTAAAAAGAGGGAGTGTTAGGTACACTCCCTGAAACCTTTAGCTTGTTAAGGTTAACCTTATGAAGCTTTATACATCCAAGCCCACTTAGAAGTAGCACCGTCAATTAAGTCGATAAATCCTAATCTTTGAGAAGCCACTAAGACTCTTCTTTGATTAATTACTTCGTAGTCTGATTCTACTGTTACGCCTCTTAATCTTGGCATTACGTAGTTTCTTGGGTTAACAGCGATAGCTGCGAACTTAGATACTGCTGGTGTAGCGAATTCATCACAAAGAAGAACTCTTGAACCGAACACTTGTCCGATTTCACCAGATAACTTAGTTGCCATGTCGCCAACTAGGTTAGCATCTTGGAACTCAGCATCTTCTAATAGTTCGTAGTATGATCTTTGTGAAACAATGTATACTACTTCACTTGGGTTCACACCATATTTACCCATATTCTTTCTCATTTCAAGTAAGTCAGTTGCTACAATTTTATCAGTTGCAAAAGCAGTTGCTGATTGTGTGTAGTCACTGTCATTTCTTGCTAAGTGTAGTAAACCTTCAAAAGAAGCTCCAGCTGTACCGAATACGCCGTCAGCATCATCACCAGCTAGGATTGAGTTTTCAATTGCTCTAGCATGTGACCTTACCATTGATTCTCTAATTAAAGGAAGGATCGGTAAGATTGCATCTTCTTCAGTTTCATTACCTAAGAATGACTGAGAAATAAGTTTCTTAGTTGAAAGAGTTCTTTCAGACATACTAACCCCTGCATCAGCACCATAAGCAGCAGACCTCATATCTAAGTTGTCATTTGCTACAGCAGAACCTGAAGTAAATTCAGCATAACCACTGTCTGGTAAGATTGGGATAATCATGTTTGCAGAAGTCATTGCTACTTCTCTGAATAGAGGAGCTAAGACTAATTCATTTTGAATATCTCTTTCGATGTTAGTTGAAACGATTTGCTCGAAATCAGCTGATGAAACTTGAACACCTGAATGAGTGTTAACTTTTTCCATCACATTTTTAGCAACTTCACTGTCCCATCCTTTACCAGTAGCTAAACCAGCAAATTTTGCGTCAACGATATCTTGCTCAAAAGTTTTTTTCCAATCGCCTTGACCTTGTCTGTCTGAGAAGTGTCTTTTTGACTCTCTCATTTTTACGATTTCTTCTGATTTCTCAGCTAGTTCTGACTCAAGTCCTTTAACAACTGACTCTAAATTAGAGTAGTCTTCTTTAACTCTAGACTCAACATCATTCATAAGCTTTTCAGCTCCTGATAGACCTGCTTCAACTATAGTTTTAGTTTTTTCCTGATCTGCTACTTCAGCAGCTTTTTGAACTTCGGCGTCGTTAGTTGCTTTTTGAGCAGCTTCGTCTGCAGCCTTCTGTTCAGCAGCTTTTTGTTCAGCTTGTTTCATTGCAATTTCAGCAGCTGTATCTGCAGCTACCTTTCTTGCAAACTCTTCAAGATTGAACTCTGAGTTGCTTTCAGGAGATTTATTTTCTTTTGACATATTTGTCTCCATGTTTTGGGATTCCTCCCGTCCTGGCTGCTCAACATTAACAGCGTCTGCTGATTCTGCTGGGTTAGCCTTATAAAAAGTTTGCTTATACTTGTTGTATTCTTCCATACTATCAAATGATTTGCTCAATCCAAAAGTTGCCCCTTGGTTGCAAGGCACTGATACTACTGAAACTTCAAAAAGCTCCGCGTCCTTTATCTTGTATCCGTCAGTTTCTGTCATATAATCCGCATCCTTGACTTTGAAACCAACAGAAAAAGCTCCAAGGACACCGTCTTTAATTAATTGAGTTACATCACCTGCAGCTTTAGATATCTTTGCAGATATCTCTAAACCGTTTTCTGTAACTTGTAAATCTTTTGCACGACCAATAGGTTTGTCGTAATTGTGATTAAACAAAATAATTGGATTATTTTTAAAATTCTCTAATCCACCTTTTGTCCATGCGCCGCTTTCAATAATATCTCCAGCTCTATCAAGTCCATTAGTGCTTGCAGAGCCTTTAATATCAACGCCACCGTCTTCTGATTCACCGATTGCTTTAAAAGTGCTAGTCCAATGATAAATCTTATTTGCCATCTTTCTTCTCCACTTTTTTCTTAGCAGGTGCTTTCTTTTCGACAGGTGCTTCTTTAACTTCTGGTGCAGCTACTTCTACAGGATATCTTTTTGATACCACGCTGAGTACTCTACTCCAAGAACCAAATGCTCTTCTTAATAAATAATCCTTAACAGGAACATCATTTCCTTTTGCTTTATAAGCAGGCAAATCTATAGGACCGCCTTCTGCTTTAAAGTAATTGGAAAGAGCTTTTACCATCATATCTTTTGTCATAATTATTCTTCCTCGCTTGGGGCAGCCTCTGAAGGTCTACCTCCTTGTTCTGGATTTACCGCAGAACCCGCTATATTAGCAGGTACTCTTGGTTCATCAAATCCATCCACAGGGTCTTTGCCTAAGGCCTCTCTAGCTTCGTTGGCACTCAATATGCCTGTGTTTACTAAAGTTGCGTAATAAGCTGCTTGGTCTCTTAACTCTGGTTGTAAAGCAGGAATACCTGTTACATCTTCAGATAGTGAAAAACCAAAAAATCTTTCTAGTGCGTATCCTACTTTTTTGACTATCGGTAAAACAGTCTCTAAGTAATATAGTCTATGGTTAGGTCTTATGTTTGCGTTATTGCCTCCATCCATTAAAATTGGTGGTATTCCCATAGCTTCTAGAATAATTCTTTCATTTGCTTTTATGGACTCTGCAAAATCTAGTTCTTTAAAATTTATCTTTGTTAAAGGGTCAACTTCTAACCCTCCGTCTAATATTAGAGGTCTTCTACCTCCAGTATTTGGATTATATCGAATACTCCAAGCCTGCATCATTCTTTCTTTTACTTTCTCAGAAAGAGTATTTGGTGACTTTAGTACTAATCCTGGAACTGCTCCATTCTTAAAAAAGTTATCTTGAAAATTTCTCATGCTACCAAGTAGTTGCATAGTTCTGTAAGCTGGTTTTAGCCTTGGAACTCCCCTGTAAATTGAATTGAAACTATTTTCTTTTATGTGTATAATTTCATCAGGGCTGTAATCTATTGAGTTATCATATGAATATCTTTCTACGTATGTTTTGTCATCAGTATGGATTGTTACTTTATCTGCTGGTAAATGATAGAGATGAGCTCCATCAAAGTAAATAAAGATGTTTCCATCTATAAGTAAGTCAATTATTAAATTTCTTTTAAAAGCACTAACATCTTGAAAAGGGTTAGGCTCAATATTTAGTAGTAAATTTACTTTTGACCTACGAATATTTTTAAGAACGCTAGTAGTACCTACGAACTTTTCTCCTACAGCAAAGGGTATTTCGGAAACGTCATCAACAATCATATTGACTGCTCTATTAACGATTTCTAACTGTTCATAGGCATTTCTGTAGTTAGTAATTATTTCCCTTGAGTCAATAGTCATACCCTCATTTCGGGATATTACATATTGAGCAGGATTCAATTTTTCATCGTCCACTACTGGAGTTCTGCCTAATAATCTATCATACCATGCCATATTTGTCTCTCTGCTTCTCGACCCATCTTTTTTGTTTCTCTGCGTGTATCAACTTGGGTCGTTTTCCATAAATTGAATGTAATTTCATATGGTGACTGTGGCAGAGTGTTACAGTATCCTCGTAAAGTTCTTTGTAGTGTTCATCAATAAAGGCTTGTCGAATCTCTAGTATTTCTTGCTCGTTTTCAATAATTAATTTTTTCTTTTTTATCCAAGTTTCTAGTAGTTCTGTAAGCCCGTGATAGTGATGAAAATCTAACTGTTCGGTACTTCCACAGATATAACAATCGCTTGATTTTTTATATTGTGATTTCGCTTTATCTCGTACGTATTTAACTAAATCTCTTTTGAAATTCATATTTCTACTCTTAATTAGAATTATACCAAAAACATACAGCAAATGTCAAGAACTGTTTTTTGTAGGTGTTATTAAAACGTTGTGGCTGTAGTTTCAAATGTATATAACGCATATCGCATAGCATCAGCCATATGGGATGCCATATTATGCTTTGGTTTCTCTTTTAATAAATTAGGGTTTGGGTCCCATTGATATTGGTCTAGTGATATTAAGGCTTCTTTGCAAGTCTGATTAACAATAAGTTCATCATTATCAACTACTGTTGCAACATGTCCTATACCATCAAGTACTGATTTTTTAGCATTGATAGTACTAATATCGTAATTTTGTGCGAAGTCGTATCTTGTTTGTTGAGCTGCAGAGTCAATGTAAATGTAATCAATGTCCCATTTATGAATTAATTTTTGAATCTTCATTGCGTGGTGTTCTGTAGTCTTCTCCGCATCCATATATTCATCTATTAGATAATATTTTCTTTTATCCCAGTCGTAAGCAATTACACAAAATGCTGTAGGGTCTTTGTAACCTACGTCAAGACCCGCAAAAACATCCATCTGACTAACATCAAGTTGTGATAAATCTGCTATACATTCTTCATGGTTAAATGCCCAGACTTGGCCTTCATAGACATTAAAGTCTGCTAAGTACTCTTGTGCAAATTCATTCTCAGACATTGTTTTCTTTGCTTCAATAATATCTGATTCTGCTACACGAGGATTTTCATGATAAGTTGCTTTTACTGAACACCACTCTGGAAACTCCTCACTAAAACCTCTGTAGTAAAACTCAGCAAAGTAATTATTTCTACCCCTTGGAGTAGATATAAAGATTGCTTTTGAGTTTTCTTTGTCTAGTGTGGGCCTGAGCGCAACATTGAAAGCATCCCTCCCGTCTGTGAGAGCGGCCTCGTCGAATATGATGAGATCGTATGACCTACCCACAACCGAATCAACTTGGTTAATGGAGCCCATACGAATTGTAGAATTGTTTGAAAGTTCAATAACTTTATCTTTTGCATTGTCTCTAAGTACCTCTAAATCAAAATGTTTAATAAGATTTCTTTGCAAATCAAATGAGATTTGCGATAATGAATAGTTAGGTGACATTAATAGTACATGACTGTTTGGTACTAAACAAACCAGTTGTCCTATTATATTTGAAATGTAAGTTTTGCCCTGACGACGAGATATAGCCGCACAAACGAATCTATATTTGGGATTATTAACAGCATTTATAATTGCTTTTTGGGATGAGTTAGGTTCTATACCTAACAGTTCAAGATACTCCATTATGGGTAGTTTAATGAAACGACTCTCAGGACTTAAGTCCATAAGATAGTCGCCTAGTATATCTGTACGGCTAATTTCTATCAATGTATTGTCTCGTCAGGGAATATATTATCTTCTGAATCTATTAGTAAATCCAGCTCTTTTAGTTTAGTGTAAAGGTAGCAGTAAGTAGCCGATACTGTTTTTATCTTCTTCTCTGCTGGTGATAAGTCTCTAAATTCTTCTACTTTGATTAAATCTTGTAGCATTTTTCCTGCATGTACTATGCCTTCTTCAAGCCATAGTTTTGTTCCGTTTGCAGTTGCCATTATCTTCTCCTTTTTAGTCCTAATGTTCTTTTTTGTGATTTAGGCGGACGCTTCTTAGAGCCTCCTTTACCTGCCCAAAACACTTTGTTTGCCCAGTATGCTGCTGAAGATTTCCCTTTTCTAATGTTTTTAGCATGTCTTGCCTTAAAACTTCTTCTTGCTTCTGGACTGTAGTTATGGCCCATACCTTGAGCCCCAAATCTTATAATCTTTACTTTACCACCAACTTTTACAGCTACTACGGCTTTTTTGGTTTTATGGTTTGGGGTTCTTTTCGGTTTGTTAAGTCCGCTAAGACCTGCTCTTTTTAGCCTTGCTTTTTCTGCTGCTGTTAGTGCCATCTTTCATCCCTATAAGTAAAGATTTCTTTACTACTTTGTCGAGTCTTCCCGACTTCATAATTTTATTGATTTGTTTTAAAATACTATCTTCTTCTCCTTCTCGTCAATAAAGTAGAAGGTGTTTTCTTTCCAAACTTTGCTCTTTTAGGGTTGACTGTTTTACCAAATCTTGGCCCTACTGCTTTTGGTGCTGCACCATAAAATCCACCTGGTGTGGACATTGGTGACTTAGTGTTTACATAAGTTCCAGCTGCTGCATTTAAATCACGAGTTAAACCTCTTTTTAATACATGCTTTCTTAGCTTGGAAGTTGAGTGGACACTTGGTCCGCTTAAAAATCCGCCTTGTCTTGCCATTTTTAATTCCTATCTACTCTTAACGAGTACTTTGGCTTATTAGCCTATTAATGAGAACCTTATTATTTGGGGTTCTCGGTAAATTTAATAACTTTTTTAGTTGGCAGCCATACTCTAATTCTAAGTGAACTGCCGTTTTTAATCTTTGTGATAAATCTAATACTTTTTCAATCTCTTGAGTTAGATTATTCATATTTTACTTCTTCTTTCGACGTCTCCGTTTAGTAAAAGTACGTACGTTAGTGGGTCTTCCACCAACGCCTTGAGGTACTGCCCTCTTACGGCGAACTGCCGACCTTTTCTGAGCTTTGCTCATTGTTCTTGCACGTGCTAAAGGAACACACTTTGGGTATCCTTTTCGTGAAGTTTTTGCAGACTTTCGTCCACAAGGTTGATATCTACCCTTTTTCTTAGGTCTAGATATATCTACCCATTTTTCTTTAAACCACTTTGATAATCCACCCTTAGGTTTAGCCATCTTGATGATGGTCCATCTCTCCATCTGCAATATAGTTTGCAGCAGATACTACTTCATATTCTGAAATTGCTATTTTATTTGTAAACCAAGTAGGTAAATCCGCTTCTGGATTATCTAAATGGTCTAAAATCATTTGCGAATGTGAAATTATAGTCTTACAGGATTTAATTACTGATGCGGCATCAGTGTGCCCATCTTTCTGTACTAATACGAATTTTCCGTCTTTTAAAAGTTTAGCTTCCATTTTTTACTTTTTGCTCAGCTTCAATCAATTTGTCTTTGATGTCTACTGACCCGTCCCAGTTCTTATCTTTTCCTGTGACTATATTTAATATTTGTGTTAGTTTAAGTTTAAACCAATCTATCATTTTTTATTTTTCCTTGCAACGCCCATTCTGTATCGTCCGCCACGCTGCTTATATGTTTTTACTAACCATCCATTTGCATATGCACTTGGATAGACCTTAAATTTTCTTTTTGCTTCAGCTTTTACTCTTGCGTATAAAGCTGGATTAGTTGGCACTGGCCTTTTCTTAGTGGCCTTCCTTTTTCTCTTTCTTACTGCCATTTCTTAATTCCATTAATCTTGCCCTGTCCTGTTGTATAATTACAGGTTTAGGCGTTTGATTGTTTCCACCTTTTGAAAAAGATGGGTGAGACCATAAATATTCACAAGTGTCCTGGACTTCATTTCTTTTTTCCACTATGGAGTCCATTTCGTCAAGAGTCTGATTCTCACCCATTGTGTAGATGATCACCTCCCATGGTTGCTCGTTCCAGTTAGATTCGTTTTCTATAAGAGTGTCTAACTTGAAGGGAACAATATTTGTAGTACCTGCTATAAATGATTTATAAGACCAGGGACATACGTTTTTTATCTTCCTAAAGTACCATAGCCAGACGGTAAAGTCTGGTAGAGGTTTAGCCTCTTGAACGCTTCTTCTTTCCACCCTTTTTCTTTTTCTTCTTACCCATACCTTTTTGCTTTGCTAAGAGAGCTCTTTGTAAAGCTTTTGGTAGTTTCTTTTGTTTAGCAGTTAGTGCCATTTAGTGCTCCTATGTCCAACGCGGTGGTTTGTCTGGACACTCCGCCCATCTTATTTTTGTTTTGAGGGGCATAAAACAACTACAAAGTTCACAAACTTTCCACTTCTTTAAATGTGGACACTGTTTGCAAATTTCGTATCTTTCTTCAGGTGTTTTCTTTTTCACCTTAAATTTTTAGGTAATTTTTGTCTCTTATTTCTTTGAAGATTTGTTTTTCTTGCAAGTAGTCTTTTTACTCTAGCAGAAAGAGGAGATGCTTCTGGTTCTGCTCCTTTGCCTTCTTGTACTGTTCCTGATTCTACTTGCTTGACTGCTTCTTTTAAAGCTTCTTCGATTGAGTTTGACATCTATTCTCCTTTTGTTCTTTTTAGTGCAATTTCTGCATTTTCTAATTTGGTAAAGCCGTGAGTCTCTCCTTTCCAGATAAATTTGTAAACTTCATTGTCTTCAAATATTACGCCTTCTTTAACTTCTTTAACTTTTTTAGTTTTAGTAGCTTTTATGTCTTTTGTTTGATAATCTTTTTTCATTGTTTCTCCTAACCATGCATTGAAAACATAGTCCATATGATGCCAGCGCCCGCTACGATAAGGGTGCCTGACACACTAATTAATATTGTTTCTATTCTGCTTACGGAGTTTTCGATGTCGTCAAACTTATTGAAACAAGTTTTCCACCGTTCTGCGCATACAGCTTCGTGCTTGGCAAGTTCCCCGGCCACTTCGTTAACATCCATGTTTATTCCCTAAAATCTTGTGAACATTTTGTTCTTGATTAAATTATACCAAAATCAGAGGTGAAAGTCAAGTATTATTTTCTGATGGTGTATATTTTAACTGGTTCGGACTTTCCTTTTACCGTCACTTCGTCGAGGAACTCGTAGTCAAAACCGTCAACTAAACTGTGTTCGGATATGATTAAATCCGCATCATAGTCTTTACAAGAGGACTCTAACCTTGCAGCCAGATTAACCGCATCGCCAAGGACACTGTAATCGAAGCGAGTAGTAGAGCCAAAATTCCCAACCACGCAAGGACCTGTATTGATGCCAGCACCTGTATTAATTTGGTCAAGGCCTTCATTTTTAAGTGTTTCATTTAATTCTCCTAAAGCTACTCTCATTTCAAGGGCGGCTTCTGTAGCTTTTCTCTCTTGTTCTTCCACATCAAGCGGAGCATTCCAAAAAGCCATAATACAATCGCCCATGTATTTATCAATTGTACCTTCGTGTTTTAAAATAATTTCAGTCTGGTTGTCAAGAAAACGATTAATTAAGCGAGTAAGACCTTGGGGGTCTTTTTGGTATTTTTCAGAAATTGGTGTGAATCCTCGAATATCTGAAAAAAGAAAAGTAAGTCGTTTTGTCTCCCCACCCAATCTCAGTAATGTTGGGTCGTCCTGTAATTTTTTCACTAAGTCTGGACTTACGTACGTGCCAAATTGTTGTTTAATTTGTAATCGAAGCAAATATTGCGTAATGAAGTTACGGAAACTTTCAATAGCCCAGAAAGTAAATGCGATAAAAATAGTGCCAGAAACGTCAACCAAGTAAGAAGATTTCCACATTTCCAGCGTAAAGTAAATAAGCCCTCCAATAGTTAGTACTAAAACTGGAAGTGAAAGCCATATACGAGATACAGTAATTGAAAGTAATAGTAGAGCTAAAAGGGCGGCTCCTAACTCTACTGCTACATTCCATGTCGGGATGGACGGACTGTTTCCTTCTATAAGGGAGTGAAGTATATTTGCTTGAAGTTCATGTGGATGTACAGCTCCTCGTGCTGTAGGCACGGGGTTAGTTACTCCTTCTGCTGTAACTCCGAAGATAACAAAAGGTGCTGGTATTGGGTTCTCCATATACTCAGCTGCAGTTTGTCTATGAAACTTTATATTTTGTTGTACCCATATTCTACCATTAGCATCAGTATTTATATTGGGATAGTTTGGTATTCTTATCCACTCTACTCCAGCTTCATTAGTTTTTATTTGATAGCTTGGGTCGCCTACTGCAACTCTTAACATTTCAAGTGCAAAACTTGGATATAGTTTGTCTTTGCTACCTACGACGACGGGCATGCGCCTTACGACGCCGTCTATTTCTGGACTTGAGTTTATTAAGCCTACGCCCTCTGCGTTTAGCTGTAAGATTGATAGTTGTCGTAAAATTCCCGGATAGTTCAATAGCCATGGTACTGGATTCTCCCCTAATTGTGCTGTGCCTATATGAGGCCCTGATTCAATAGATTGAGTGGTAGCCGCATAAGCTAACACCGTTGGTTTCTCAAACATTACTGCTCCTAATTTATAATCATTAGAAGAGTCTCTTAAGTCAGGGTCAGGCATCAATAGTGTAAGACCAGAAACACCTTCTGTTCTATCTATCATGCTTGCAAATAAACTTCTTGGCAGAGGATATCCTCCGTAAGCTTCTACTATCTCTTCGTCAAGGTCGACAAGAAGTATATTTTCATTTTGAATTGTTGGGGATTTTGACATTAAGTAATCGAATGTACTTAATTCAAGTAATTTAAAAGGGTAAGGGTTCCAGATTAGGAGTCCCATTGAAAGTAGTATTAATATTAATCTAATCATATTTATTTATTAAGTATAGGTTATTAATTGTTGCTAGAGTTACCAAAAAGTTAATTAAAGATAAGGCTTCATCAGCGCCAGGAGTATTATCAAATATTCCTAATCTTTCAAGAGTATAAGATACTATAATTTTTTGAGCTAAAAGTTCTTCTATCTCTGGTGTATCATCAAGTAAAATATTTTGTTCATACAAATTATCTCGATTTTCTAAAGCATAGATTGTTGTGGCTAAATCAAGTGTATTAATTATTACGAAGTACTTGTGTTTTGGATTTTGAAAATTAAAACTATAGGAGTACTCAACAGCCTCTATCCTAGCTCCATCTTGTTGCATTTGCTCAAAGTCAAAAGGTTCATCAACCAGAAGATTGTTTGATTGTAATAGTGGAGCTACTGCCAGAATTAATAATAACGTTATATGCTTTGCCATCTTGTTCTATAATTATATTGTACTCGGTTTCGCCATTTAAATCTAACTGTACAGAGTGTGTAATACTACGTATTAAAGTTATTTTATCTGCGTCACCAAAGGTGGTTATTTGGGTAGAAGAGTCTGTACCATAGTTAGTACCTTTTATATCTAACTCTGTAAAAAGTTGTTCTCCTACAGTTTTTTGTTCTCTTATCTCAAGAGCGTCTAATTCTTCAATTACTTCGAGTAAGTCTTCGAGAAAGTTTACATCTAAGTAATCTATATCGAGTTCATCAAAGTATAAGTCATCTTCTGCTAAGTAGTCTTGATTTAATTCGTCAAATTCTAATAAGTCTACATCAAGTATGCCGCCTGCATTATTTGTACTTGTTTCTTCTTCTCCTGGTAATACTTCTTCTTTTGGAGGAGAAACTATCAACATATTATCAATAATATCTAAACTTAAGTCTAATATTACTGGTTTGGTAGGTTGTTGCTCCCATACGCTTGTTACTGTAGATTGAAAAGGTTTACTTAGTATTACTTCTCCCATCGCTGTTGTGACAGTAATTTCACCTGATGAAATACCAAACTCATCAGGAAGAAGTATAACCAAACTACGACCCAGCTCATCAACAGTAACGGTAAAATCAGTGCCTCGAATACCAATTTTAGATGTTGGCGTTTCGATTGAAATATTTTCTTTATTAATTGCACCTATCTTACCTGTTATGAAACGAGCCGTTCCACTTGCAAACTTCATAGACATTTGTGACTTACTTGGATTTGGGTCAAAGATTACTTTGTCTATTATTAGTTTGCTATGTTCTGTTAGTCTTACTATTGAATCATCTAAAAATGTAATGCCTACTCGCCCATTAGCTGTTTGAACATTATCCATTTGTTCAATGTCAAATCCTAAGTCCGTTTCGTAGGGCTTGTCTCTAAGTACTTGCCCTACTCCACGTTGTTCTGTAATGCTTCCTATATTATCAGCATGTAGTGGTAGACCCACCATCATTCTGAATAACACAAATATTACTATTAGACGCATTACTTTCAATTTTTAACCAGTCTGCTGCCAGCGTTGATTGTTGTTTAATCACCGCTGTATTGTTACTACCATCTAAATCTAAATAGAAATATTTGGCGTCACTTGAACTAGCTCCATACCCAGATTGGATAAATGTTAAGTCATTACTGTCTCCAAAAATATCCATATACATAGTCGCATAGTCTGCGTCTAAGTCTACTTCTGAATCGTTACTATCTCCATCAATAATCCAATCGATGTCTAAATAACTTGCTCCTGAGACTTCTGCAATATCAATGTCAGTCATGTTTAAACTACCAGTAATATCAATATTTATATCGTTACTATCTGCAGTATTTAAACCTGTAGTATCCATACTAAACTCAAAAGTATTGCTGTCGCCATCAAACTCAAAAAAGCCTATAAGACTATTTCCGAATATCCCATCAGTAAGAAACTTATTAGAACTTCCTATTTGGTTGATGTCGAGTGTCATACTTGTACCATTTAATACGGCTGCTGTCATTGTACCCGCAACGGCATCTGTATCTCCAATCAAGTTGGTGCTTCCTAATTGCTCTATGTCAATGGATGCATTATTACCTGTTTGGTCAATATAGATTTCATTGTCTGCGTAAAGACCGATTGATAAAAATAAGGCTATTAAAGCTCTCATTTCACTCTCCCATATAGTACTTCCAGTACCCTTTCTCTATTCCCTGAGTTACCAGTTCAACTATTGCCGTTTCAATAGCTGCCTGTACAGCAATGTATTTCGGCTCATTCATGGCGTTGCCACTTTCAGCTTCAATCAAATTATTATCAGCATTAAATCTGAAATAATCATTGCTAATTCCCACGGAGAGAATTGCTTTAGATGCAAGGATTTCTATTAAAATTTCTCCTGTACTCACAGAAACCATTCTAATTGAAACCACTACTTTATCCTCGCGATATTGTTTGGAGTTTCCTATACCTAAATAGCGGGCTCCTACTCCCCCTGTTAATAAATTGGTATTGTAATCAACGATACCCCCTTCGATGATTAAGCCAGCATATAGTAGTGGTAGTTGCTTGTCTTCATCTTCAAATTTTTGTCTTGTTTGTCTTATAAGTTGTCTTTCTTTTGTAAGATGGTCTAAACCTTTTCTTTCAACAACTTTAAAAAATCCTGATTGTTTAAATGCACGAATTAAATATGCTTCGGGTGCTTGTGTCACTGCACTTGAAAAGTCTGCTATACCATCTCTGGACTTTCTTTGTCCTGTTAAATCTTCAAACTTATATATTGCCACCACAGGTGTTCTTGCTGGCATAGGTAAATTTTGTATGGCTTTTGTTACAGGTTTTTCAATTATAGAATTACCAGAAAAACATTGCGCTTTCCCTATAACACTAACAACATCTTTGTAGTCTCCGTCTGGGTTTGTTACACAAGGTGACACATAACTGTAATGTGTCCAGTTTGCACAACTAGCCAGTAGGAAAACCGAAGTCGCCAATAGGAATTGTAATTGTGGTCGTTTCACCTGTTGCCTCATTAAATATGGTC